CATAGCAGACGAATATCGTTTCTTCCTAGAAAATGCTACATATCAGGCGAATCATTGTGGCTAAAGAAAGCATGGCGTTGTAGATTTTATGATTGGTCCGGAGAAGAAGATGAATGGTATTCTGAACGGGCATATCTTTGGAAAAAACTAAAAGTTGGTTGACAACGCCTCTATAATTTGCTATAACAGAATAGTAAGGAGACAACTATGACCATGCATCTGCTCGGACCGGCTTATTCTACGATTTCTACTAAGAAACGTAAAAGCAAAGCTGTAACCATCAACGCCAAATATGCAAAAGATTTCCGTGAGCATAACAAGCTTATGCGCAAGATTGGTTGTAAAGAAAAGTCTCTTGAAGAATATATCACGTATCGTCAGGGCAAGTACAAGCCTGAGTTGAAGGGTACTCCTCTCCCTAAGTATCAGGTATCTGACCATCGTCAGAAGTATCCATCGGGTGACGGTATCGGCACGACTTATGCTCGTAAGGAAAATGTGTACACTGGTACATTGATTAAGGGCATCGCAACTATGCATAAGAGCAACGCTGTTCCTATCATTGATCAAAAGCAAGCAGAAGAAATTGCAAGGATGCGGCGCGGATAATGGGCTGTTTGTTTCTGATCATTGCATTGTTGCTATTTCCCAGCTACCCGTGGTTGGTAGGACTTTGCTTGATTCTCGCCTATCTATGTTTTAAGGATGAATGCTAATGCCCCTAAGTGATGAGGAAGTTATTACCACAGCAGATGGTAGATCGTTTACAGTAGCAGAACTAAAAAGTTCGCACAGTACTACACCTAAAGGTGATATAACTTGGTATATCAAGTGGATTGCAAGTATTATCACATTGTTTGCTGTAAGTGTAAGAGCAACGGGTATTCCCGAACTGCATTGGATTGATATGGTGGGCAGTTGGATTGGCTCTGTTGGTTGGTTCGTAGTAGGCTTTATGTGGAAGGACCGCGCACTTATCATTTTGAACGGAGTGATTGGTGTCATTCTATTCTCTGGTATTATAAAACTATTTTTTGGGTGATATATGGTTACTGATGAACATATGGACGCTATCGTGAGTGATGGTATTGCATTCATTCGTAGTATCACGACTGCATATGGTAGTGAGACTGGTATGGAGTTGTGGGACACCATTGCAAATACTCTTGACCCCGATGTTAAGGGCAAGATTTTCTTTGCTATGTTGACCGGCAGTCATGAGGACCGTGTTACGTTGACTGGCGCTGTTGCGGGTTCTAACAAGATCGCCTGCATTAAGATTATTCGTCAGTACACTGGCATGGGTTTGACTGAATCTAAGCAAGCATATGAAGAAGCCGGTGATTATGGTCAGAAGGTTTCTCTCAAGGTTAATCCTAAGGAGCGCCGGCATATGATTGATGACCTTAGGCAGAACGGGATGATTGTCTCGTGATTGTTTATAAGATTCGCAATAAGAACAGGCCTGAAATGTTCCTTAAGGGAACTCCTACTTACCACAGTTGGTATAAGGATGGTAGAATCTTTCCCACTCTCGGTAAACTCCGCGCCTTTCTTACTAATTCGTTGAAGTATGACCATGTAAATGTTGGCATTTGGGAAATCGTAGAACTTGAACTTGTAGAACTATCTGTTAAAGGAGTTCACGAAATGATCAAGCCAGAACAATTAGTAAAGATGTTAACGAAATGAGGACAGTATGACTGAATATAACGTAAAGAGTTGGGTAGCTTTTTTCCAAGCGTTTAAGCGCGGTGAGAAGAAGCACGATATGCGTGACCTAAAGGATCGTGATTATCAAGTAGGTGACATTCTAAACCTACAGGAATATGATCCGTTCAAGGGTGCATATACAGGTAATGAAATGCGTATGAAGATTACGTATATTACCTCACATAAGACTCCGTGTGCATTTTCTTCTGCTGCGCTTGATAAGAATTATTGCATTCTTTCCTTAGAGCCGGTGTCATAAGAAATGACACCTAATTTTCAGGATGGCTTGAAAAAACTCAAACAAAAGAATGAGTCACATCCAGCACATATCATCAGCCAAACTCAAACATTGCCTTTTCAAATTTATACTTTTGATCTAAACTCCGAAATAGATCCAAACCAAATTGTTGATTTGTGTAAGTCATATCAGCAAGAAGAATTCAGAGATAAGGATCAAGTAGTTTATGCTTGGAATTCTATCTATATTAGACCAAACAACAATAAAATAGTAGGATTTGAGGATCTGTTAAATGCTGTAAAAAATAGAGTAAAGCCTATTTGGACTTTCCCTTATACGTATTTGGTATCTCATTACTGGTTTATTGTGTATAATAAAAATGATCATGCTGTTGTGCATAATCACAGGATGGTAGATTTAGCATGTGTGTATTATGCTGCGGTACCGGAAGGTTCTTCGCCATTGGTCATCCCAACAGTTCAGGGTGACTTGACTATTGTTCCTAAGCCAGGTATGCTTGTTGTAATGCCAGGTATGTGTGAGCATTTTGTTCCGAATTCAGATCATGATGAAGAAAGAATAATTGTCGCAATTAATATTGCAAAAGACAAATTACTAATAGGTTCTCAATGATACCCGAACTAGAACAACACATTATAGAGAAGTATCCTCTTATCTTTTCGCGGCCGTGCGATATCGGCATCAACGATGGCTGGTTTGATATCATTGACTTACTGTGCGCTAACATTCAAAATCATATTGACAATGCTGTAACACAGCGACAGTATGCAATTGAATGGAACGAAGATGTAAACGATCCTGAGTATGTATGGACTAAATTTGGTGAGCGTAAAGAACGAGTAGTTCCTGAACTTGTTGAGCAAGTTGTAGCAACACAGATTAAGGAAAAGTTTGGTACCTTGCGTTTCTATTATTCCGGTGGGGATGATTATATTCGTGGTCTAGAGTCTATGGCAACATCCATGACCTCACGAATTTGCGAAGTATGCGGAAACCCCGGAACAAGTCGTAGCACTGAAAAGCAAAGATGGGTGCTTGTACTATGTGACAAACACGCAGAAGAACAGGGATATATAGAAGATAGTGATTGACATACCCAGCATAATTTGCTATAATGAGACATGATGAAAATTGCACTAGCCTCTGACCTTCACCTCGAATTCGAGACTATCACGCTCCCTAACACAGAGGGTGCGAAGGTCCTCATTCTGTCTGGTGATATTTGTGTAGCACATTCGCTGCATGACCATCCTATTGATAAGCCCGTTCCCGCTGATGCTATGAAGCCCGGCAGAAATCAGGGCGCGGCTTATAAGTACCGCGAGTTCTTCAACCATGTCAGTCAAGAATACGAGTATGTAATATACATTGCGGGCAACCATGAGTTCTATCATGGTCGGTTCCCAGATGCATATGGTTGGCTGCGTGAAGAAATGAAGAATTATCCTAACATTCACTTCCTTGACAAAGAGCAAGTTGAGATTGAAGGCGTAACCTTTGTAGGAGGCACCCTCTGGACGGATATGAATAGGAACGACCCTACTACGCTACATTTGATTGAGAGCATGATAAACGACTTTAGAATCATTCGTAACAGTCAGCGTAACTATGCTAGATTTAGCCCTCTGGACTCCGTAGTGCATCACAGAGAGACATTAGAGTATATCAAGAGCATAGTTGACAGTGATGCTTCTAAGAAGTATGTCGTAGTCGGGCATCACGCTCCTACATCATTGAGCATTCACGAGCGATATAAGAATGAATATTATATGAATGGTGGGTATTACAGTGACTTGTCAGAGTTCATCCTAGATCGCCCTCAGATAGCCCTCTGGACTCACGGACATATGCACGATCCGTTTGACTATATGATGGGAGAGACTCGCATTGTGTGCAATCCTAGGGGCTATAAGGGGCATGATCCTCATGCTGATTATTTTGAACTAAAGTTTTTGGAGATTTAAAATGGACTTTTTTACTGTTATTGCCTTCATCGTCTATGGTTACGGAATGTATTGGTTGGGTAAAACCGCTACTATGAAGATGGTAGGGTCAAAGCATATTCAAGATACACTAAACAAAGCAACTATCCCTATCGGAGTTCTGGAGAAGGTTGATAATCAGTATTATCTCTATGAGAAGGATAGTACTAACTTTCTGTGCCAAGCTGAAAAGCTTGAAGATATTCCGCTGAATCTTTGGGATAGCAAGAAGATTTCACTTGCTGTTGTTCTCTATCCAGAGGAAGCCGGTGAACGGGCATTTTGGTGCATCAACGGAAAGCTTCGGGTAGTTGAATGAAGGCTAATTTTAGGAAATTTAACAACGGGCCAAACGAAAGAAAAGTAGAAGTAGCTGTTGACCGGTGGGATACCTATAGTATGGATCACACTGCGGCGTTGCTTATTCTACCGTTATTGCTACAACTTAAGAAATCCAAACACGGTGTTCCTAGCGGGCTTGTTGATCGTATCGGTGGCGATATGGACAATAACCTGTGCTTTGATTTCATCCAAGAAGATGAAAACGAAGTGTTTGACAAACTATGCGACCAATGGGATGAAATCCTTAACAAAATGATTTGGAGCTTCCAGCAAATCGTAGATGATAGTTATGACAGTAAATATCATCACGGTCATATGAAGCTGGGTTGGAAGCCTATTGAGATTACTAACCCTACAACCGGCAATGTAGAAAAAGCATATGAAATGGTTGACGAGAATCCTGGCGAACACTGGTATGACCACATTGGACGTAACTTGCACGAAGACCGTATTCAAGAAGGTCTAGAGTTGTTTGGTAAATATTATAGGAACCTGTGGGACTAATGAAACCTAAGTTTATTGATTATTTTATGAAGGTAGCAGAACTTACTGCTACGCTAAGCTATGCAAAGAGATTGCAAGTTGGCGCTGTTATTGTTAAGGGCAATCAGACTATCGGCACCGGTTATAACGGTATGCCAACTGATTGGGAGAACACTTGCGAGATTGAGCAGGAAGATGGTTCACTTAAGACTAAACCTGAGGTACTCCACGCCGAGAGCAACGCCTTGGCAAAGGTAGCAAGGTCAACTGTATCAAGTGAGGATGCAACACTGTTCTGTACTCACGCTCCGTGCATTGACTGTGCAAAGCTTATCTATCAAGCCGGAATTGAAACTGTGTACTACAAAGAAACATATCGCAGTGACGACGGATTAAACTTTCTTAGAAAGAGTGGTATCAATGTCCATCAATATACCGACCGCACATAAAGCTAACATACATATTGATTACGGAGAGTTACAACCAGTATTAGATTGGTGTGAGCGTAACTGTGAAGCTGAATATAGGTACCTAGATATTGACTATCATAGTGATACAGGTCGTTGGGAGTTTTTATTTGAGTCTGAAAAAGACTATGTAGCATTTTTGATGTGGAAGAAATGATGAAGTTTTTAATGTTCACGAGAGAGAGTAACAACTTTGATGATATCCTCAAAGATTCTTCTCTGATTAAGAAGTATAAGACAAAGATTCAATATGCGGAAAATCTAATATTGGGTTTCCCCGAAAATAAAGAGTTTGGTAAAATTCTGTCATATATTATGTTGAAGTACGGGGATGATATGCAAGACTTCCATAGCATCGTTCCTGATAGAACCCCCGTACCTAATGTTGACTATGTTCCTATCCGTAAGGACAGAAAAACAAAAATTATTAGCCCTTGATAACGCCTAACATTACAGCGTACTTTTTAGTCTTGTCTTTACGATCATCAAGACCGTGAGTACCACCGTTAATTCTCTTTGTTAGAGCAAGGATAGTAGCATCATCTACGCCCTTGTCACAAATAGCCCATAGCTTATTTGTTTCAAAGAAGAACATTGCGCTCTCAAAAGAATACTTAGTTGCAACGATATCAGGGTTAGTCATTACCTCTGGGTCTCCGATGTGCTTTGAGAATGCTAGATAGTTGTCTTTACCAGTCAACTGAATAGCGCCGCGACCACGGAATCTCCAACCGTCGCCACTCTTTTCATCACCGTTACCCATACGATTTGCATAAACACGATTTGCAATCATTTCCGGCTTACGCTCGTATCTTGCAGCAGTAGCAGCATCAGGAAAATACTTCTTAAAAATGCCTTGTAAACCTCTGGCACTATAATTTAGATTTTCATTGAATACGGTAAAGCCGCCGCTTTCATGGGCACATTGTGCAAAGAAGTGTACCGCACGAATCGGACTCATCTTATAATGATTTACCGCAGCTTTTAGCGTACCTCTTCCAAACAGTCCGTCAGCAGTAATACTTAATTTTTTTTGAAGATGCTTAAGACTCATCTAACTTCTCCTTCAGCACTATAATCGACGGCGTCATCATATGATGGTTCTGGTTCCGAAGAATCTGCTTGTTCTTCTTTCTTTTTACTGTCATTACCTAACATGATACCTGACAAGATACCTGTCAAGAATGTTGCAATTGGGGTAATCAACTTAAAGAATTCAGCATCGTTTGGTGATTGACCACCGATTGGCTGAGTTACGAAAATTAATGAATATAGTACGACAAACACGATACCAGTTAGAGTGAATGACAACGAAGTACCGATGATGAACTTCATACGGGCCATTAATTCTTCTGTAGTGTATCTATCGCTACGTGATTTTTTTTGATTTGCCATTATTACTCTCCTGTGTCTGCTTCTGTAGTGTCTGCGTTTAGCGTGGCGTCTTCAATAAGACCGTCTTCAATTAGGTCTTCTGCTGCCTTTGGCTCTAACACATCTGATGTGCATTCACCTTCAGCCTTACACACTTCGTTGTTGCATTCTTCTTTGCCCCAGTTATCCGGATCCTGACAAGGATATCTGTACTGAGAGTTGCAACCTGCCAACAATAATGCTGCCGACAAAATTAAAATTGCTTTCATTTAAATCTCCTTAGAATTTTTTCCATTCGTCTTTTGGATCAAAGTCGTTAGTTGGCAAGTACTTAGTTGACTTACCGTCCTTCTTTGCGATCAACTTCTGCTTGCGATTACCGCCTTCTTTCTTGATAGAAGCGTGTACCCAACCCGAATTCTTGTCACCTTCTACGTAGAATTCCAAAATTACTTGGTCAAACTCTAGGTTATCAGCAATCCAGTCAGCAACAACCTTGTTTGAAATGCCGTTGATTTCAAAGTCAATAGCTTGACCGTTAACGTGTTGGCTGGTCTTTGAACCACCTACAGCAGCGTTAACCTTTGGTGAGCGATATGATGAGTTGATGGTTACTGGCTTGTCAAAGTGCTTGCGAACTGGCTCAAGAATCTTCTCGCAGCAATAACGCATGTTCTCAATATGCTCTGCGGTTGGTTGATTTGACAATTTCAACCGATCTGCGGTCGGTGATTTGGTCATTTCTTCTAGTGTAAAGTGTTCAGTTAATTTTGTAGGCATTATATGCTCCCCTTCTTTTTATCTGTATATTTATGCAAAAAGGCTTGACTTTAGCCCCGTAGTATGCTAAATATAGAGTATGAAGATAGTTGAACTTTTGGAAGATTCTGCCCCGTCAGAAAAAACGAAGCCCATCGTCTATGTTGATATGGATGGTGTCCTAGCAGACTTGTATAACTATGCTGCGGAAATTCATGACGTTGATCACTACAACGAAATGACCAAAGATGAATGGGAAACGTTCTTCAAAGACAGCAACGCATATCATCTATTCCGAGATATTCCCCCATTCGCTAACGCTAATAAGCTGCTTGATATCGTAAAGAGTTATGCAGGTGGATATCGTATTCTAAGTAGTCCTCTTGGGTTTGACCGTGAGGGTTCTATCAAAGGCAAGCGTGAATGGCTTGCAAAACACATTAACGTCTCTGCTGACAAGATCGTGTTTGAGCATGACAAGTACAAGTACGCAGTTCAGCCCGATGGTACTCCTAACGTCTTGATTGACGATTACGGAGTCAATACTCGTGCTTGGGACAACGCAGGGGGTGTCGCTATCAAGTATCAAGCTGATGAAAACGAGATTTCGGATGTGGTAGATGTTCTTGAAAAGGTCTTCCCGAAAGATAAATAATAGAATACATTTCGGAGATTTTATGGATACCAGAGACATTTACAAGCTTATTAGAGAGTTTGAAGAAGAACGTGATGATGTTGTCAACCTTTATGACAGCATGGACATTGAACTTAGCGAAGACTTTGTAATTGAAACAGGCGTAGTCGGATTCACCAAAGACGGGGTGATCATTCACCTTGACGAAGACGCTATGGAAATGCTTGACCTAAACGGTATTCTATTAGAATCCGAAGATGCAGAAGAAGCCATCGACGAATCCGTTATGAATGAAGATGCAGTTGATGCATTCAAGAACAAACTATCCAGAGTCAGTGATCCATTTGAAATGATCTATGACGCTATTAGCGGCAACTACGGAGATGAAATCCGTGATGCAATGCAAGAAATGTATGATGATGTAGTCAACGATAGCGGATATCGTCTACATCCAGATGATGACTTTGAAAAGATTATTGAGATTGTAGTAGACCAACTGGTTGCAGATTCAGATATGAATGAAGCTAGTTATGGCGACCGAGAAGAGGCTCATCCCGTATCTACTGCTATCTACAGAAGAATCGTTAATAGTCACCCAGAGCTACTACAAACATTCACTGTACGTGAAATTAGCGATGCCTGCAATGATTATGCAGATATGGTCGGTGACGTAGAAGAAATTGGTTCAAGTGACGTTAGCATTTGGACTAAAGAAGTAATTGACGATTTGCAGTCACGTAACAAAGAACTTTCAGAAATCAAGAAGCTTGCACTTGGACACGATGAACTTGATGAGGGCATGGGTAAGGCGCTCTTAGGGGGTGTTGCACTGATTACTGCACTTACCGGTCTTAACAAAATGCACGCCCATCACTTAATGACAACTGAACCCCAGCTTGTTACTCTTACTCAAATGCGTCAGGAAGCTGAACAGAAGGGTGATGAGTACGAAGTTGAGCGTCTTGACGACCGCATTAAGAAGACATTAGATCACATTTCAGTGACTGGTCGCCCTGTAATGGGAGGCGACGGTGAACCTATTGATCCTAGAAAGCCTTGGGCAGGTGAATCAGTTCAAGAAGCTGAGTATCAAGGACGCAAAGTTCCTCTTGGCAAACCAATGCAGGGTGATGTTAAGAAGTCCAAGGTATATGTCAAGAAGCCAAATGGCAAGGTCGTAAAGGTTAACTTCGGTGATAAGAACATGAAGATCAAGAAGTCAAATCCAAAGCGCCGTAAGAGCTTCCGTGCTAGACACAACTGCGACAATCCGGGTCCACGTTGGAAAGCAAGATACTGGTCATGTAGAGCTTGGTAATTTTAAACTGACCTGCATAGATTATAAATATAGATATGACAACAGAAACCATTAATACACCAAAGCAAGCTAAGGGAGGAGCAATTGCTCCCGCTGATGTTTCATTGATTAAGAAAGTTCTCTTAGCTGCTTTGAGCGATGAAAATAGCGTATTAACAGCCGACGAGCAACGTCAGGCTTCTCACTTAGTACATCGTTTAGGACGAATTTCCTAAGTGACTAACGCTACTAATAGCAATGTTAGGTATGAAGTAATTACCCAAGAAGATTCTGAGGGTGATATCATCATACCTTTACCCATGCCTCTCCTAAAAAGTTTAGGATGGAAAGAAGGCGACGATCTTACCATCAGCATTGATGATGAAGGTAAAATTTATTTGAAGAAAGCAGACAATTGAACGAAGACACTATCACAATTACACCGGATGACCTAATTGCCATTACGGACGATGATAATATGACATTATCAGGTTGGAATTCACCGCTGAAAACATCCTTATCCGGCACAAATGGTATTACAGGAACATTGGGAACGGCTGTTACAGGCGTAACGACTGTTACAGGTGGGGGTAGCGGTGCAACGTTGACCACTACTAGTGGTGGAAGTTTGATGTGGAATAATCCTAATCATACTGTTACTGCAACCCCCTACACAATATCTAATACAACAACCGGTTGGGCTACCTATAACAATCAACCGTCAATTATGAAGGTAGATTGTGACGCAGTGTTCAATGGTGATATCAAGATTAGAGGCGTAAGCTTAGACGAAAGACTTAACGTTATTGAAGAACGTTTAGGAATTCTACGTCCAAACAATGACCTTGAAGGTCGTTGGGAAAAGCTAAAGGCTCTCGGTGAAGAGTATCGCAGACTAGAGAAAGAGATTTTAGAGGGCGAAGATATTTGGGCAACGCTCAAAAAGTAAAAGTTATGGCTAAAGAAAGTACAATTAAATTAGAGGGCGAAGTTATTGATGTTTTACCTAATGCTACATTTAAGGTAAAGCTAGAAAACGGACATACCGTATTGAGTTACGTATCAGGCCGAATGCGTCAATACGAAATCAGAATATTGATGGGCGACCGTGTAGAACTTGAAATGACCCCGTATGATCTAAATCGCGGAAGAATTATAAGGCGTAAATAATGCGTTTGAACTATCCTTTCTTGGGGTATGATGTTACTAACTTTACCAGAAACTTTTCTGGGGGAGACGAAGAAGAACCCTTTTTAGAAAATCTCAAGAAGGAGCCCAATGATTGGTATTATAGAAATACTGATATCACCTACTCATATAATGAATATGGGCACCGCTGTAAGAACATTGTAGATTTGAATCTAGACAATTATATATTGTTTACTGGATGCAGTCATACCGAAGGTGTTGGGTTAGAGTTAGAAAAAACATATGCGTATCAAGTAGCCAAAGAGTTAGGAGTTGACTATTATAATCTAGCAATGGCAGGGACCGGCATTGATACGATGATGTATAACTTGAACATGTGGTTTTTGCTGGTTCAACAAAAACCAAAATATCTGTTTGTGCAATGGCCTGATGAAACCAGATTCACTCTCATTCATGGAGTACATGCGGATCCATGCGGATTTTGGAAAAATGATGAGGATACTCAAAAATTTTTATACTACGGAGATAAGATTGATTTCTTCCTCAGCAGAAAAACTTTAGCAGAAAAGAATACTCAGCTTATGGTTGATGAATCTTCGTTGGTCAACATAAATGTTATGAGCCAAAAAAACAGTGAGGGTAGTAACTTAATTTTACATAGAAACGATCTTGCACGAGACCTAAGTCATCCTGGGATAGAGTCACATGCTAAGCTGACCGAAGAGATACTTGCATACGTCAGATAAATATTAACATGCTAGAATTCATTAAGCTCATTGAGGGTAAGAACAAGCCCACTGATATTGAAATCATACCACTCAACTTCGCCCCACGTGAGGTTTCCAGTGTTATGAGCAAGGATACGCTTGAGCTACACTACGAGAAACTAGCGAAGGGTTATGCAAAGAGATACAACAACAATGAAGGCGATAAAGACTTCAACTATGCAGGTGTCTTTTTACATAACCTTTGGTTCACTCAGTTCAGACAGGTAGAGCTAAACAACAAACCAAACGGCCCAATCAAGAACTTTATTGAAAAGCATTATAGCAGCTTTGAAAGCTTCAAAGAGAAGTTTGAAGAAGTTGCTATGGGCATTCAAGGGTCAGGCTGGGTATACCTAGCGACAGACGGCAACATCAAAACAATCAAGAATCACGAAGTCAAGAGCGATATCTTATTATTGATTGACTGGTGGGAACACGCTTGGATTCTTGACTATGGTAGCGATAAGAAAAAGTATCTTAAAGATATTTGGAAGATCATCAACTGGAATGTAATCAGCACACGCTGGGGTAAAAGCTTGTGAGTCCAGACGATCTAAAAAGACTTGCAGGCATCGTTGATAGTAGAGGCAAGCCCACTCATATGGAGCCGGTCAATCGTAGCGGTATCACTGCTAAGCCAGGCACAGATGAATGGTTCAAAGCCATGTTCCCTGTAAACGACATGCAAATGCCAGTTGGATTTAGAGGACGTAAGAAATGATAACACTAACTGAAAATGCACAAAAGAAAGTGCATTCAATTCTAGAGGGTGAAGGACCCGATGCTCGTTTGCGTATGTTGGTGAGCGGCAAAGGCTGTGCAGGACTTACATACGGATTTGAAATTACAGATGAGATTGAAGAAGGTGATACTGAGATTGATGCTGGATTGGTCAAAGTAGTAGTTGACGAGTTCTCAGTTCCGTACTTACAAGGGTCAGTAGTAGATTTTGTAGAGAGCATTACGGGTTCAAAATTCGATATTAAGAACCCTAATGCCAAGAGTTCGTGCGGCTGTGGAGATAGTTTCAATCCTTATTGATAAATACTATCATAAGGATTGACAATGAGTATACCTGGACAACAAAATATTAATGTTGGTTTGCCTAACGAATCGGCAAACAGCGATAGCCTATATACTGCTTTTACTAAAACTCAAGAAAACTTTGCTAACTTATTTGACCTCTCAAGCCCCTATAACACGTTTACAGCAGGCGCAGGCATCGCAGTTGATGCAAATGCTAATATTGGTACGGTTACTGTAACTAATACCGGCGTCAGAAATATCATTGCCGGCACAAACATCGTCATCAATCAGTCTAATGGTAACGTAACCATTAGTGCTACTGGCTCAGGTGGAGGTGGAGGATTATCTAGTGTAGGTATTGCTCCAGTAAGCACTTCTAGATTAGTTGTAACAAACTCCCCATTAGTCACTAACGGAAACATCGCAATTGATTTAGCTACCTCGGGCGTATCTGGCGGTACCTATGCTAATCCAACAATCACCGTAGACAACTATGGTAGAATCACAAGTGCAGCTAACGGCACTATCGCAGGGACAGTGACTAGTATAGGTCTTGTTACAGTTCCAAACTCCGGCATTCAGATAAGCGGCGGCCCTATTACAAGTGCAGGCAACATTACTGTAACTAACACCGGCGTAACAAGAATCAACGCAGGTCCAGGAATCACTGTGTCAAGTAACACCGGTGATATTACTATCTCTGCTGCAAATTTAAGCGGAACAGTAACCAGTGTAGGTGTGTCCAGTAGCCAATTGGTAGTTGCTGGCAGTCCAATTGTAAATGCAGGAACCATAAGTGTAGACTTGCCTGCTAACGCAACATTCAGCGGCACAGTAACTTCAAACAGATTAATTCTTTCTGGTAGCGAAGATTTAGCAGCAAGTGCTGCTGCTAATTTGTTACTAGACACAAGTTATTTTACTACCACTACCGCAGAAACAGCAACATTAGCAGCAGGTACAGCAGGACAAATCAAAAAGTTTGCAATGTTTGGTGACGGCGGTGACATGGTAATCACTGTTACTAACGCAGGATGGAAGACTTCAGGTACTGGAACAATGACATTTGATACTATTGGGGATGCCTGTACACTACAGTACATCAATAACAAGTGGTTCTGTATCGGTAATAACGGCGTAACTTTCGCATAACAATAACAACATAGGAAGTATAAAATGGATTTTATAAGAATAACCGCACTAACAGATATCGGCAACAACATCGCATATAGTTCATTGGTTCCGGTAGTGGATATGGCAGGGACGCCTACTACTAAGAAAGCAAATCTACAGATTGTAGGTAATTTGATTCTTAATGGCGCGGGCGGTACCTATTTTGCCCCGGCAGCACGTTCTGTTCTCGCACAAACAGTTACGAATGCCGCACAGCCTAATATTACGAGTGTAGGCACTCTTTCAAATCTAGCTGTTTCGGGCAATGTTAATTTAGGTTTAATAGGAAATATTAATATCGGCGGCGGAAACCCTGGACAATTATTGGCAACAAACGGCAACGGCGGCTTAAGTTGGGTAAATGATCCTTCAGGTGTATACAGTAACTCTAATGTTGCTAATTATCTTCCAACATTCACTGGAACAGTAGGCGCAAACACTATTCGCTCAACTGCTAACTCAGGAAGTAATGTTCAAATTGATGCTAACGGTGCAGTGTTTATGTTTGGTCAAGGTGGGGCGCTACAATGGCCAGCTCCTGGTGGCGCACAGTGGGTAATTGAACCTAACATCGACGACGAGTTTGAAATCAAGAGTACAAGTAACGTAGTCATTTCAACTGATATCAGCAATGCTAACTCGCACTTCACTTTTGATAGTGACGGTATCTTTACCGCACCATCAAACGTAAATCTATTAGGATCAAGATTGAACGTTGGTCCTGATGCTGCTAATGCTGCTAACCTACTAAATCCAACTTTAGTAATTGCTAATTCAGGATCACAATATATTCAAGCAGCTATCATTAACAACAATCCAAATGGTTCTGCGGATTTATCCGCAGACGGTGCGGGAGGCGGAGACGAAGAAGCCTGGACTGATATGGGCTTTGCCGGATACACTTTCAATGATGCAAATTACACGATTACTGAGCCAGGTGACGGGTATCTATTTGTGCAAGGTTATGCAAATGGTCTAGGTGGCAACATGGTTCTTGCTACCGGCGATCATAGTAACACTGCTGATATTATCTTTGCTACTGGTGGATTCTTAGCAAATGCAGAGTTCGCAAGAATTGATCACGCTAATGATGTATTCCACTTAACTCGTACTGGAGCTGGTATCAAGTATCCAGACGGTAGTATTCAAACTACTGCTGCTGGTTCTGGTGGATTACCATTAGCAAACGGTAACAGTAACTTTAACATTGCTAATGCTAACGGCAATGCCACAGTCACTACAGCAGGTACCCAGACATGGATATTTGGTACAGATGGTAACTTGACTATACCTAACGATATTATTAGTAACACTACGATAGAGATTGACAACCGTGCTTCTGGTAATAGTGCAGATATCAATATCTATTCAGCCGATGACATTTTGTTACAGGCTCGTGATCGTGCTACAGGATCTACCTCAGAAGGTGGTGACATTAATATCTTTGCCGGTGATTCTGCTGAAGATAGTGACACATCAGGAGGTGATGTTATCATTGAAGCCGGTAATGGCGGAGCATCTAATATTGACTTTGGTGGTTCGGGTGGATTTATTCGCATTGAAGCCGGTGATGGTGGTGCAGCCTCTGCTAATTACGAGGCGTTAAGTGGCGGTTCTCTTACACTTACTGCAGGTGATGCTGGTACAAACAATGGTAACATTTTTAGAGGGTCTAGCGGCGGTGATGTAACCATAAATGCCGGTGATAGTACTGGCAATGGTGATAGTGGTGGCGAAATCATTCTAAATACCGGTCTTGCTGGTGCAAACGCATTAGCGGGCCGAGTGCAAATAAACATACCTAGCAGTGCTAATGGTAACGGTGGCACTTGGACATTTGACGGTACTGGCAACCTAACCTTACCAGACAATACTTGGTCAGTTAACTATGCTAATGGTACTCAAGTACCACTTGGCGGCGGCGGCAACACAGGTAATGTGACATTTGATGATGTTACGGTTCAGGGCGTCAATCAATTGAATCTAAGTGCTGGCGCAGATTTTACTGCTAACTTAGCATATCTACAAGTTCGTGCAGGAGATGTAGCAAGTCATATTCACTTAGATACCGGCAACAATGAAGCATATGATTTAATTGTAGGTGATGATGCTAAATTTGTTCAAGTAAGTAGTACCGGTGATATCATTATGAGTTCATATGATGGTAACACATCATATACCTGGACACTTGACACAACTGGTAACTTAATCTTAGCAGGTGGCGAGAGCGTAATTCAAAGCGTTGCTAACAGTTCATTGGATCCAATAAATCCAAATGTCAGCACAATGATCTTGACACCATCTGTTGGATATAGTTCACAGTCACTAGTGCTTGATCCAACTGCTCCAGGACATATTCACTTACGAGCACCTGGTGCAAATATTGATGAACCACTTGCTAACATATTCTTAGGTGGTGAAGAATCAAGTTTTGAAATAGGTTATCATAACGGTAATGCTCCTAATGCATTCATTCACAGCGGCGGAAACACTTGGACATTTGATAATGGTGGAAATCTAACATTCCCGCGTGATGCGGCAGGTAATACTGATCCTATCTTAACTATTGCAGGTGGCGCAACTCCAAGAATCTTGTCAGCAGATGTTAGTTTAGCAGGTCCTGCTAATCTTGAGATTACCGCTCTTAATACTATATTCACCGGCTCTAGTGGTAGCGCAATCAAGATTTATGCTGATGATGGTGAAATTGGTTCAACCGCAAATCTTCAGATTTGGACTAACTCGGGCGGCAATACTGAATACAGTTGGACATTTGATACTGATGGTAATCTAACATTGCCGGGCAATATCTCGCTTTCAACAGCAAACGGTATTATTGATTCTACTAGTAACCTAGAGATTTACTCAGGAACCGATGGCAATAACGGTGCATACCTAGCACTTGGCTCCGGTAGTGGAAATATCGGCGGTGACATTTCAATAATTTCAGGTGAAGGTACTGTCACTACTGGAGGAAACATAATTCTTCAAGGTGGCATCGGCAACACTAAGGGCGGCAATGCTACACTTCAAGGCGGATCCGGTCTTGGTGCCGGGGGCAACGGCGGAGATGTTGAGATTGTCGGTGGTTTCGCAAACGTAGGAGGATTAAGCGGAAACATCACTCTTTATTCAGGAGTGAATCAGTGGAAGTTTGACAATAATGGTAACTTGACGCTACCCGGTGACTTAGTTGCAATAAGCGCAAGCCCTGCTCCAGTCATCAGAGGATTTAGCAGCGTAAGCGCACTACAATTCACTAATGGTAACTCAAATGTTACTGTAAATGCTAACTCAAACTTATGGACATTTGATAGTACTGGTAACTTGATTATCCCAGGGTCATCGGGTGGATTCATCAAGACAGTAGCAAATGCTTCTATCGGTGTTGCAGCAGTTGATAATGGTACAAACAATCCAGCACAATTGTTGTCAATGACTAATGCAGGAGCAGCAACTAGTATCGTATCAGCATATGCTACTAACGCTACTATTCAAACAAATGCTACTGGTACAATCAACACTTGGGCATTTGATAGCACAGGTAACTTGACACTACCGGGTAATGCAGTAGCAATTAAATTTGCTAATGGTTCGGCAGCATTTGGTAATATCGCCACTATCAACTTGAATGGAAACACAAGTCAGGTACTGTTAGGCAACGGTGCATTCGCTGCTATTCCATCATCATCTATCATTGCTAACGGTAACAGCAATGTTTCTATCGCATCATCAAACGGTAATGTTGTTATAAACGCAGTCGGTGGCGCCAGAATCACTGCTACAGCTACCGGTGCTAATGTTGCTGGTACACTAACATCAACCGGTAAGATTGGTTATGCATCAGGTTCTACTGTTACTCAAACAACAAACAGAGGCACTAGTGTAACCATTGATGCTCTAGCAGGTACTATTGTTACTGTAAGTGCTAGTATGGTAGCAGGATTTATTGACACTTTTGGGGTGTCCAACAATCAAGTTGATCCTAACAATGACATTGTATTGGTACAAATAGTTAGCCCTAACTTTGGAATGTATAATGTCATAGCACAACCATCCGCAATTATTAATGGCTTTAATAATGGATTCTTTGTAAACATTCAAAACATTAGTGGAGGCCCTAGTAGTACCGAGGCAATTACTATTAGATTTATGGTAATTAAAGCACCAAACGCATAATCATAATACAAGAAAGCCCCCTTTCGGGGGCTTTCTAATTATTCTTTCGGAAGTGAGTCTACTTCTTCAAGCAAGGTCTGAACCTCAGACAAATCTCGACAGACTAGCTTTACATCAGCCCAATCGTCTTCTGCATTGCGTCCTGAAACTTCAACCATATATGCGTTGTCATAAAAATAGACGTTGACGGTTTCGCCAACCTTAGACAGCTTATCGCTGATCTTTGTAATACCCTTAGCCATTAACTGCCTCCAAAATATCATTAACAGAAACATCCTTGCGCGGACGATTCTTAATTGCGTCAAGTGAAACAGTACCCTTCACCTTGACAGTACCTGCACCCTTGCGGGCCTCACGTTCCTTGTCCTCAAGTGTGTCTTGAATCGTAGCCTGATCGTCTTCCGAAGAAAACTCTCGGCATGTAAGCATATACTTGAGAGCGTCAATCTTAGTCATTTCAGTCGGCAACTCAACGAAATCAATTCGTGAAGCGCCGCCCTTACTAAACTGCTTGACACGGCGAACCATGTCATGTGTAAAACGAACCTTAACGTTGCCGTTGTGTTCAGTGATACCAACTACCTTAAAAGTCTGCGTAGTCATAAGTTACTCCTTAGAGAAATTTGTACGGAATTGTACATTATTGTTATAACAGGTATGGGCACCTATGTCAAATGACAAGATGCCCAAAATCATTAGTTTACCAAATTTGCACCTTCGGACATGAGTGCAGGTCCGTAGAGTGCCTTAGCAAGTTCAATTGCACGGAAGTTATTTTCTGCCTGCAATTCAACTCGCATGGGATAACCAGCCGAATTCTTGATTAGAACCCAAAAAGTACGCATATTATTTTACTCCTGATGCAAAGTTGATAAAAAGTGCTAGAATAGAGAGACTAGCGAATTCCCAAAACAAGGGATTCTGATTGTACGTCCAAAGAATCATACGATCAATCATTTACTTCTCCAAAACATAGGGCTTGTTCCACTTGCCCAAGTTAATGTCAATGTAGTGACTGACATGAAAATAGTCAGTCATAGAATCCGAATGATCAAAGAACTTCGGACCCTTCATCGCAGCAATGACTTCTGCGAGGAACTTCTTAGCCTTACCAGTGTAATGTTCATGCACCCAGTAAGTGTTGACCTGATAGTTGAAATTGTCAGAGGTAGAATCCTTAGCAAAGTCAATCTTACCAGATTTGATATTGAGAACGAGCGTAGAATGATTCTGAACAGCAAGCGAACCCTTGATGCCATACTTCTTAAGAATGGACTTGATCGTGGGAGCAAGTTCTGCCTTCATCTGCTGCGAAACGTAAGCCATTTTGTAAACCCTTTCTTCGTTCTTGATATACTCTTATAACAAGTTTGGGCAAACAAGTCAACCAAAAAATCGCCTTTAATAAAAATATTTTGTAAGTGCTTCCAACTTATCTTCATACTCGGCAATCTGTGCGAGTTCAAGTTCAACAGCGCCCATAAAGTCAGTATGCTCATGGATTGCCATTGGGTTGTTAAGCATAATTTCAATGTTCAGCTTATGCTTTTGAATTCCTGCTTCAAAGCTAGCCTTAAGAGCGGTTACAATATTTTCCTTCATGTTTAATTCCTTTCTGTTATTTAATCTGGAGTGCTGTCAATCAAATCTTTAACAAGATTGTATTGCTCTGCTGCATTTTTGAGTGCAGGATATTCTTCTTCAAGGGTCTTGCGGTTAGACTGCTTACTCACTCGCTTGATTTCACCATCCACAATTTCAAGTGAATAGTCTAATCCCTTCTCAATACGGTTGATAATTCGCTGATGGGACATAGCTATTTGTCTTAGAATAGCTACAGCAATAATGCGGTCTTCCTTTTCCTCAACTTTAGCCTGTTCTCGGAGAAGTTCAACTTCATCCTTCATAGCGTCAAGAACAGTGTAGGGCATTACTTGCGACCTTCTAGAATGAAGTCACGAACACGCTCACGGTCAATTGAGTCATACACTGGCTCTTCGCCGTTGCTGCGATACATCTTTTCAAGCTTGCGGGTAGCATCAATAACTTCGGCTTGAGTAGCGTCTACATCTTTGTAGATGCCATCAACACCGTTATAGAAGCTAAGCACGTAGCTGACAAAATCTTCGTTACCCATAAAAAATCTCCTTAGAAGCTATATTATCACTATAGCTCCAAGGAGACCTTTTGTCAACCGTTTTTTTTACTTTTTTGGATTTTGATTTACGAAATCATACATCTTTTGAGCAGTCTCAAGGACCTTATCAAGACCGGGAAACTCTGGCGCGGATACAGTAGTAACAATCTTACCATCACCGTCCTTTTTCTGAGAAACTTCCCAACCAAGCAACTTGGCTTTATATTCCTCAATGACAAGCTTTTCAGCGAGTCCTAAGATATCAGAACGGATTTCATATCCATTCTTATTGAACTTGATTTCGGGTAAACCTGGGATTTTATTTTCGCTCATAGTTAATGGTCCTTAAAGAGTGATTAGGCCGTACAAACAAACTGCGGACATCGCAAGCACAGAAATATGTGCAGCCCGTGAAACAGTTACTATATACTTATGATTAAACATTACTTTCCTTCTTTCTTCTGTGTGTGTAACAAAGCCTGTGCAGATTCTTGCATAGCCTTCATGGTATCAGTGTAAAACGTTCTGTCAGAAACAGTCTTATACACTTCATTACCAGCTTTCATAGTAGCATCAATTGCTTTCTTTGTATAGTCGGTTTGGGCATCTACAAACTCATTTAGAGACTTTGCTAGACCTTCGTGCTTGACGAAAGTATCAACAAAAATCTTCTTTGAAGTTTGGATGGCGTCAACGGTATTATTAATTAAAGTAGCCAACATATTAACTACTCCTTAGCTGCAACGACCGAGAAGGTCTCGGTTGTTGAAATATTCAGCCTTGCTAAGACCCTTGCTGCGATCCTTATCAGCATAGTTAAAAAGCTTAGGCTGAGTGCGGCATCCTGCGCCAGTCAATTCAGTAAGGGCAATTTCCCCGCTCTTGTCTGCATCAAGCTTAGCAAACAATTCGCTCTTCCAAGAAGCGAGTGCTGGGGTAGAAATAGTTAGGGCCAATACTAGGCCGAGTGCGATATTCTTCATAATTTTTCTCCTGTGTGTGTTGTGTGTATCTTAGCATCTGGCTAAGCATATTATTTATGCTGCAACTGCGAACATAAAATAATACTATTTTACTGAATCAATGTAGCTTTGTAAATCACCGTATAAGGCCATCATCATTGCTATCTTGTTGTCATAGAATCTGATATAGGGTTGTTTCCTAGTTTTGTCAACTTGTTTTACGCCGATGTAGTAGGGGCATTTAATCTTTTTGTCAAGAATCAATGCATATTTGTGCCAGGCGTTTATATCTCTCGTTTTCACTCCCGGAGGAGAAAATTCAAACTCATAGTGTGCTATCTTTGCATACTCAAAGACTGTTTTACCTGCATCAGTTAGACGTAACCCAGTCCCTGCTCTACCAGTAACAAACCACTCAAAAACTACTTTATCGTGTGGCTTATCTTTCCATGCAAAATCAGGATCATCTTTAAGCTGATCAATGACCAGTTTTACAATCTCTATTTTAGTCTTGGGATAGGTCATCGGGGTAGACCGTTCTACCGCTGTTCATAAACACTACGGTAAACTTGTCTGTCTTAAACTGTGCGTTAAGTTTGCGACAAAGGTTACGAGCATGTCCTGGATTTGAAAAACTTGTTTTCTTGTATTTAGGTGCAACGTCATTAGAGAGATAGTGACTTGATTTTAGATTGATCGGCTGATCATCGTAGAACACAGCCCAGATTCCTGCTGCCTCTACGATTTGGTCGCACTTATACGTCTTCTTATCTACGTATTCTACTAATACTGTGGGCTGTGTCCTGCTCATTAGAATGAACCACCCTTAACTTGAACTTCTATCACTTGATCTTTCTCACTGTTAGTTGATGATAGTTCGTGCAGGTCCGCCAAAAGTCTTGTAATATCATCACGAAGTCCACGAGCATCCGTGATGGGTAGAACAACGTCTTTGTTCATTTTGGATTCCACCACGGACATTTTGTCCATAAACTTCTTAATGTGTAACATAATCTATGTATTTATCACACTTTCTGCTTCTGTTTTGGTTTTATATGGTCCTTGATAAGGATATCTCTGCACGAAGATATATTTGGGACAGAATGATACTTGCTTAGTGCCGTTCTGATCAATCACATAATAGCCTGCTGCGTGATAACACTTGCTCTTTTTAGACTTAGTGAACAGATGCAAACCACGCTGAATATCCAAGATACTGTTATATACCCGCTTAGTAGTAGGATAGTCAGGATATGGATGTGTGGGCTTTGAGATAGTGTTTGCAATGGATTCAAAGCGAATCTTGGTAGACTTCTTCAATTCATCTGCATTGTTGAACTGAAGGAAGGTGCCGTTTAACTGCACCCCGTATCCCGCGTTGTTTGCTTCAATATTGCCTACCTTTTTATGACCATCTGTGACGATCCAAAACTGATTTTTAACGATAGGCTTCGCTACTAATTCAGTCATAATATGTTTCCTTCATTAACATTTTAAATAAATCTTTCTTATGTTTGGGTTGCCAGTACTTTGCATTTTGCCCGCATTCACCATGGCGACGAGTAATTTCACAGTATGGAAGCTTAGCCTTTACTTTCTGTGGACCAGTGACCATATTCTCAACTACTGTTGCATTCTGTGGAAATTTAGAGCATTTGTAGTTAACGTCCTGTGCCCCTACAAGACCATTCAAAGTGAAAATCCTGTCAATCATAAGCATAGTAGAATGCTTGCAATCTTTGCACAACAAAAGTTCTTTAGACATGTAACAACACCCACATAATTTCGTCTTCGGTTAGATGCCGAAGATTTCCGTCTTTACGATTTTTTATGTACTGATATGTTCCGTCCTCGTTATGACGAACGACATTGTATGCGAACATCACATTAGGCGGCATCTTGTTATATTTTTTCCAAAAAGTCTCGCCGGTCTTATGGTCACGATATTCAGCGTAGTGCGGGCGAAACGTTTCACGAAATGGATGGAATTCATCGCTTTCAATATCCACCCAAACAGACTTACCGTTCTTACTACCAGCAGTAATCATTTGGATTTCCATGCCAGGACGAAATCCTCGTGACTTACTCTGAATATCTGTGATCCAGTTAGCCATTGAGTACACCCTTATACGGAGAGTTAAGCCACTTGCTGTAAGTTTCAGCCTGTTCGCTAATCTTAGTCAACTCATACTTACCGCAGAACTTCATTAGCTGTACGCCAACCATCGGAGTCGTAGTAGTGCGAACATCACTCTTAATGATGTTATCAACAGTTTCCTTGATATCGTCAGGCATAGCACGAAGGTCAATCAGAGTGCGGTTGCGTTCATAATCATCCTTGACGCGGTGTTCAACGCCCTCGTGGTCGACCCACTTCTGCAAGAGAAAGTTATTCCACTTGAAGCCCTGCTTTACACGATCTTCAAACGCATCACGAATACCGATAGTGTTTTTAGAACCCTTCTCACGGGCGCCCGGGTATGCACTGAATACGTTGTCAGTTGCGTCACCACGAATAATCTTCTTGAACAAGAGATATTCAGGGTCTTCAAGCAACTTAGGCTCGCCAGTCTTCTTGTCCTTGATAGGCTTACCACGGTCATTGAAGTAACCATCAAGCGTGATAAGCTGATTAGCAACACCGTTGTATTGCTTTACATTCTCACTGATAAGCTGGACAAAGTCACTGTCACTAGAAATAATGAAGTGTTCATCGTTGGGATGCAAGTCAATGAAGCGGGCAATGATATCGTCTGCTTCTGCGTTGGGTACACGCAATACGCTTGCGTTAGTCTTCTCACGCAAGTAAGTAGTGAAAACGTCATACGTTTCCCAGAACATCTGATTTTCTTCTACTTCACGCTCGGTCATTGCGCTTTCGTCAAGCTTGCGATGAGCCTTGTAGCGAGGATAAAACTCCTTACGCCAGCTACGACCCTCAAGACAGAACACAACATGGTCAATGCCATACTGGCGAACGATCATATTGACGGATGACATAGTAAGATGCATAGCCATGCCAATCTTCTCCCACGTGTCACTATTGCGAGAAGCAACGTGACGAGCGCGGAAGAAAGTGTTAGCAGTGTCAATCAGTGCGTATTTCATGTGGTACTTTCTCTGTTAATATATACATATATTACACTATATATCAGCAGAAGTCAAGCCTTAAGGGAACACAAATAGTGGATTTGTGTCTTTTTCTATGTTAGAGAATTCATATGATAAACTATCACCGCATACTATATTTTTAGATCCAGTTCGTCTCGTAGCAGCATCAACATTTGCAGGAGTAAGATCAATTCCATATATATTGTCGGCATTTCCAAATTGTCTATTAGCAACCCCTAATAGAAATTGACCATCCCCGCACATTGAATCAAGGAAAGTTTTGGTTCCGTCAAACGCATTTTGATCATGTTGTGAAATATGGTCAAGAATATAGTCCACAAGTGAAGTGGGAGTAAACACCTCGCCTAATGCCTTCACTCGGTTTCGGTCTTCGGTAATGTCATTTTCAAATTTTATTGAATCAGTCAAGTCTTGGTCAGTAATACCCCATTCAATAGGAATTTCTTCTCCGGTAACGATTTGATTCAAGTCAAATTTCTTGATGTTTCTAAGACCAAAGGCATGACCCTTAATATTCATCCTACGAATGTATTCAGCAAATACCTTATTTTTCTGCGTAAACAGTCTTAGCTTTTCTGCCTCTTCTTTAGTAGAAGTAGTAATATAACAAATCGTGCCACCGTATACAGGTTCGTTAGTAACAGTGTAACTCTTTTTACTTTCTAATACATAGAACGCAAATTTCCAATCAGTGTCTACTTCAATATCAGTATAATCATAAGTAAATGAGTCTCTCCCTCGTCCGGGAAGTTGACGAATTACTCTATTGGGTTTAGATGAATTAAACTTATGATTTAACCCCGCGTTACTACTTGCGTAATAGACAAAAGGAAAACAATCATCGGCGTTATGCGAATAAATTTTTGCAGCGAGTCCGCCTATGATCTTTGGCGGACTTGTCCTGGGTTTTTTTGTTACTGAAAAAAAACACGTATTATATGGCCAAACTACTATATTGTCCATCAGATGGATATAATCTACTTGATAGTCTTTAAAGAACCCATCTATTAGGTCCGGTATTATACCCTTTAAGGTAATTAAAACAAGACTACCCCCATCTTTGACTCGCTTGAAATCATTGCGGGCAACTGTTTTATATAATGTAGTGTTGCCTCCTGTTCCTGCAATGTTGTTTTTTTCGGCAATGTTAAATGCTGGGTTACCTAAGCAGTAATCAAAAAGCATAGTTTTTAAGCTCCTCAAGTGTTATCCCATATTTAGCTTTCCACCGGTTGTGGTGTTCTGAATTATATTTTACGCTCATTGAATACTCAATGTTTTCATTAAGGATGTTTGCATTTTTAGTACCATGCGTAGGAACGGCACCAAGAATTTCAGCTTCATCCAAAACTTGTTCTTTGGTAAGTAGGTATATATCAACTACAATATTATCACTGTCGCTATCGTCAACATGGCCATACAAGTAATACTGAATGTCTTGCCAAAAACGATGCTGTAGTCCACCAGGGCCTACGTCGGTTCTGATGTTCCACTTTTGTTCTATATAGATTTCTTTACCTGGAATTTTACTATCTCCTCGCCCAAGCGAAGATTTGACATTTTCCCACCCTAAATAATTATTGATCCAACGTTCAAATTTAGGTCCATATTGCTGGGCGCTGGGAAATGTAGCACTAATCAATGCTAAATCTTCAAGGGACAAATCAAGCCCCCAGTTTTTTTTGCTGTATTGTTCTTTAACAAGCTTCTTTTGCTTGTGTGCAGAGATAGTAGAGTTGCGGTCAAACAAAATATTCATAGTAATAGTTTCCATCTGATAATATAATTCACTATACACTATAAACTGGTAGTTGTCAACCTTTTATTTAAAAGTCGGCACTATCTATCTGATCTTGATGAAATTTTCTGGCATCTGTTTCATTGTCAAATGCTTCTAAAACCTTTTTCCCGCCCAATGGATGAGGGAACCAAACTACCCATTCATTTGTATCATTATCATGGGTACAATAAAGTCTTACTTCGTCGTCCATCAACTAACTTCCGTAAATCCGCCACCAAGATCACGCTGCTGGATAATTCTCATGTCACTTTCACGCTTTGTAGGATCAGCTTGTTCCTGCTCGTATACTTCAAGTGCGATGTTGCGACATACAGTTTGGAACCATCTATCAACAATCATTGCATCTGTGTCGTCTTCACGAATCTTATAACCCTGTTTTACGAGATTGACAACAAACTTGTCATTCCAATCAAGTTCAAATGCACCGTTGTTAATATCAGCAGGATCAAGATCAACACTTAGAATAGCAACATACGGTTCACCTGCTGCTGTTGCCTTTTCCTTAGGACTTAGTTCTTTCTTCTTAGGTGCCTTCTTTACTTCTGGCACAGGTTCAGGAGTCGGCTCTGGGGCTGGACTAAACCAATTTTTAATCTTATCAAACATATTTTACCTCTGTATAGTATATATCTGCTTTTTACCGTCAGTCATGATAATCGTACCGTCGATCCACTTCGGGGGCGGACGATTAGACCAGCGTAGCAAGTCAGTCTTGCCATAGTTGTAATAGTTACGATAGTTGATTATCGGGTCCAAACTAATGATATACTGCTTGTCCATGCAAGATGGCATCTTAGTCATTACCTTGCTTTGTTCAATATTCGCAGGAGCGTCCTTGAGAATATCTTTTAGCTTATCAATAGTAAGATGAGTACGACCATAGCGATAGGTATACTCACGACCAAGAGCCAAAAGATGATCATAGAGCCAATTATAATTAGCAGAGTTTTCACGAACCCAAACTGCCGAAGGATGATTAATGTGAGTAGCAGCATACATAATAGCGTCAGCATTGCCTGATAACCTCCAACGTTTTGCTTTACGTCCGGTCTGCGTTTGTCCTACAAACTCCTCACCATCAATGACACGATGGGCTGTAGAAAGCAATTGTGCAGTCTCCAAGATCATTTTAACAACATGGCGGTCAACCATGTTGCGGGCAGCAACCTCGGGGTCGGAATCTACATAAAATATATTCATAATATTACCACTCTATCATAATTAAACAATGTTGTCAACCTTTAAAAGCTCATCCATAGTGTATAGGTTTGCCATATAGCAAGAAACATCTTCTAACACGCTAACAGCAGCATCACCTGGTCTACGAGGACCATACTTGATATCAAAGAAGGTGTTATTGACTTCTTGGAACTTGTTTACAATCTCTCTAACAGTATAGCCTACACCATGCCCCAAACTTTCTACACTGTTTGCAGGCTTTTCAATTGCAAGCTTCAACGCATTACAAATTTCGTTTACGTGAACATAGTCACGAATTGCTGTACCGTCATGACTTTGCTCATAATCCTTACCATAGATGGTGAATTCATCTGTATCAATGGCCTTAATAAGGTTGTACATCAACCCGTCTGGATTTGTGGGCTGATATCCATCAGTACCAATTACGTTATAGAATCTAAAGATTGTGTAAGGAGTTGGTCTGTGTGTAGTGCAATATTCCCTAACTACATCTTCCGCTGCACGTTTGCTAATACCATATGCGCTCTCGCATAGTTCAGCAGCACCAGTACTTGCAAAGATAAAATTCTTTGTCTTGATCTTATTGATTACGTTCATTGTACCGTTGACGTTGGTGATATAGTATTGAATAGGAATACGTTCACTTTCACCAACATTAACAAGTGCAGCAAGGTGAATCACTGCGTCATATTCTTGGTCAATAGCAAACAATCTGTTAATGTCAATCTGATGAAATTCGTTGACTGGATGTTGCGGTTCACGAATGTCTAATCCATGAATCTCATACTCTCCTTCCAACATCTTGCATAGATGAGAGCCGATGTAGCCTGAGTTACCCGTAATTAAAATCTTTTTCATTCTAAAACCCTTCAAATAAGCTTATACCGGCATCTTCTTCTTTTGGTTCAAAAGATGGATCTTTAGTCAAGTAAGTATCTCTCTCTGTGTAGATAATTCTAAACTTGTGTCGGTTAGCTAATACACTTCTGATATCATCAATACACAGAATACGACGACCTAAACTAGTGACAAAATCACTATACTTTACCGTAGTTTCATCACAAATCTTTGCTGTATTGTTATTACTCTTGCGAGATTCAAACTCGTTAAAGCAATGATTCCACTTATGGAACACTGCATCCTCGTGAATCTTGAAATGATTCACTGAATCATATGCTGCATACCAAGACTTGCTTGTAGGATATTGATCGTAGACTGCTTTAATATCCTCAGCCATATTGCGCTTGCTCGTAGTAAAGAACTGTGTGCTTGGGAAGTTTTGCGTCCAACGCTGATTAATCAATGCGAATGTAGGAAGCTGAATCATCTGCTCAAGGAAAGCAATGCCATAACTTTCTACTGTGCTTGGGTTAAACGCTACCCGGCAACTCTTAATGAAGTCTACCTTCTCTTGTCCAATGATACCTACTTTGATTTGATAGTCAACGCCGATCTTCTTCAATCGTTCTTCAAACTTCTTAGCACCACTTGCACTTGTCATGACACGGGCAGGCAACTTAGTCTGCTCAATCAATTCTAAGTAGAGTTCAGGATTCTTTCCTTCTTCCCAGCGACCAATGAACAATACACCTTCTCGGTCATTGTCATATTCTTGTAACAAACCTTGTTCGGGGAGCGGAATAGGCAGATGATATGCATTTTCAAAATGTAGTTCATTGAACTTACTTTGAGTACCGATCGTGATGCCGGGCATCTGCAATTGCAATCTCATCATATCGTTGACTTCATCAAGGAAAGGATTCTTGGTATCCTTGAAGATTTGACTTTCTAAGTGAGTATATGCAATAGTCTGAATATAATCAGACAACCCTAAGGTAGAAATTACTTGAACAGTTTCGTAAGTGTTGCAGATAAAGCTATCATATAGATTACTTGAAAATGCTTTGATAGTTGCATCACGGAAGTTAGCCATACGCTCATAGCAGTAGCTATCCTCATACATAAAGACAGCACTATGGTCAGTATAGCGTTGCGGGCTAGACGGATAGATGATGTTTGCTTTGAGTTCCTTGACAAACTCATCAGCAACGCCCTGTGGACTCTTATCAGTAATAATATCTACATATATTCCATGACTATCCATCAACTCACAAAAGCTTTTAGTGAACTGTCCGATGCCACCATGTGGAATCAATGTCTGTGAACTAACAAGAAATCCGATTCTTTTCATTAGGTCGCCCACGCATTCTTGAATAGAGGAACTTGAAGTCTGTCACTATAGCGAATACCATTCTTCATAGCAAGATCGGCAACAGTGCGATTGTTAAGATGATAGACACTCTCAACGCCGCCAACTGGCATGAAGTAAACAGGACCATAGAAGCCTGCATCACGATATTGTTCAACTGCTGCCAGTGCTTCCTTAGCATCATCTTCTGTTGCGATAACAAACTTGAGATAGACATGACCAGCAGCTTGATAATCTGCGACAACCTCAGGCTTGATAGCATCTTCTGCCTTCTCGCCAGAACAACTCAACTTAGCACTCACACTAAATGTGATTTCACGATCACGATAATCCGAACCATAGCCAGTCTTGCCACCATCCCACCACCACTGTTCAAGATAGTCTAAGAATTCAGAAGATAGCGGTTGAGTACCATTAGTCTCAAACGTAATCTCGGAGAGACCCTTCATCTTTTCATGACTTAGGAGTTCTGGGTAGGCTCGTTGCCATCCGAGGAGTGGTTCTCCTCCTGTAATGACGAGGTGTTCTTCACGCCATTCTTTAAACGGTAATAGTTCCATAATATCGCTGACAATAGTATCAATGTCCCTGCTGGGAGAAAGATGCTTGAAGCGAGGATCCCAGGATGCGTAGGAATCACATCCTGTAGTGACGAGCGGGAGGGTACCATATTCTGTATAGTCTTTTGGATTGACTTTTTCTCGCTCATCTGATAATTCACCTTTTGGCATGCCGAATCCGGCGCATTTGAAATTGCATCCATATGTTCTCAAAAACACGGAAGGGACACCCATATAGCGCCCTTCTCCTTGAATGCTGTAAAATAGTTCACTGATCTTTATCTGTGTCATTTTCTTCTTTGTCTTTCACAACCCAGCCATGATATTTAGGATCAATACCATGCTTCTTTCTAAATTGATATCTGTCATCTTCTAATACCCACATTCCATACAAGAATGCAGATGCTACTGCGCAAAATGCAATAATAACTATAACAGTAATTACGTCCATTGTCAACTATCCTTTCT